GTATAAGAATGTCGGGTTCGAGCGGATCGCAGCTTGGCTGCACCAGCGTGACGTGTCCCGTTTCATGCCGGCGGCTGCGCCGCCAGTGACGGAATGGAAGCTGAACATGGTTGAGCATGGTCTTAGCGTTGCGGAAAGCTATCTGGTCGAGATGATGCGCCTGCGCTCTGGTCCGTTCACGTCTGGCGTTGTCGGTGCGCCCTTCCACAAGCTGTGCGACGTTATCGCCAACGGCCATGTGCCGTCTGGCACGAAGGTTCCGCAAGCGGCGCTCCTGCACGCGCTCAAAGAGGCTGGATGGACTGACTGTGGGCGTGTGGCGACTAGCGAATATCAGACGAAGAAACAGATTTACGCCGACCCTGACGTTGCCAAGAGACTTACGAAGTCGGAAATGCGGCGTATGATAGAAAATGTTGCGCCCGATGGTGCAAATAAGGTAAAGACCACCTAACCAGTTGAGGCTCCTTCTGGTTGTGGCTGAAGCCGTGGCGGTCCTCACTACCGCCACGGCTTCTTTTTTATCTGATCCGCGTGACGGTCAGCGTCCGCGTCTCGCGGTCTGTCCTGCACCTGTAGTAGCGATCATGGCGCAAGCCGTATTGACTGGCGTTGCGCGCGATGCGCTTGACGTCGGCAGGCTTTGGGGCGGGTAGCTGTTCGCTATCGCCTACGGCCATGTTGCCGAAGGGGTAGGACTGCGGTCGCCCAAACTTAGAAACGGATTTCATGGTCGCTCCATTCGTAAATGTCCCAACCGAAATTTTCTTGCAGGAAGCGGCGTAGGGTCATTTCATTAGCCACTGCATGATGGCGTCATACAGGTCGTATTTTGCGTTGTTGAAGTTGTAGAATAGGAAAAAGCACATGCCGATAAAACCCACCCCACTGCTTACGTTCACTTCGCTTTTGTTGCTCATGTCAAAAATCTCCCATTTTCTTTACGTGTCGTCGGAACGTGTAAAGGTTCCATCTGTCTCCTGTATTGCTGCATACCCGTCGCTGGGGCCGTATCCTTTTTTGTAGTACGTAACAGGGCCGCGCAGTCTGGCGATTTCCTCGCGCAGCCGTTCAATCTCCGCTTGCAGGGCTTCGATGCGGTCGGCTGCTTCGTGGCCATCGGGATTAACCGGAACCTCGGTCGCCAAAATAGGGAACGGAAACGGTTTGTTTGAATTGTCGCCACACATTGATCTCGTCGGCGCGTATTCCTTGCGGTATGTTCTCCGCAGCCGCTGCACTAAATCGTCAGTCATTTCAAATGCTCCCCTGCTTCGACCTTTTCGGCAAAATACAAAACGTCTCGCGACCAAGCATTTCCACCATGACCACGGGCGTAAGCGACAATCTTTGCGCGTTCTTCTGCACCATCGGCTTGCCGTCCGTCGTAATACCCTTGGTCGTATCCGTATTGGCGGTGACGGGCGAAGGCTTGGACGCAATCCCAATCGTCATGGACACCCGTTTCAATTTCAGCGGCTGTCGCTTTGTCGTGAAGGCTGGATGGTTCACCCTCAGTCTTTAGGTAAAGCGAGGCAGCGGCGTTGCGGTCATCTTGCGTTACAGCCATTAGAACCTCACGCAGCGCCATTGCTTCATTGAACGCATCACGCTCTTTGGCGACCTTCGCAACGCGCTCGAAACTTTCACTTAATGGAAGGTTGTGGAAATTGTCGGCTGTCGGGTCAATAGCCAGCTTACCTGCACCTATGTCGCCTTCCTCTTGCTTCGCCATGTTGATGCACCATTCCTTGCTGATTTCAGTCATCGCTCTTCTCCCTTATCTCCAGCCCACGGGCTTCCAGTGCGGCGCGTAGGGTTTCTATCTCGGCGGCGGCTTCGTGGGCGACCTCTCCAACTTCATAGAGCGCCTTTATCCTACGCGGGCCTAACGTGTCCGGATAGGTGTCAGCTGTGCTTTGCGGCCAAACGTGAAGGGCGCGCAACCGCTCCACGATGTCAGCTTGTTTTATCTCAACCATTGGAAGCCTCAAGCGCTTTGGTCTTATTTGTCATCATCCCTTCTCCCTTATCTCCAGCCCACGGGCTTCCAGTGCGGTGCGGGTCACAGCGACCTCATGACAAGCGAAAGGTTGTCCAGTCCGTCCACGCGCGCCATTGGAACCTTGCTATCAAAATAGTGCGTAGCGTAGTTGTTCGCGCCGACTATCTCGCCGTCGCAGTCAACCGTGACTGTGCAATATCCTGAATATCGACAGGCACCTTGCACCTTGTCATAGTGCGAAACGATAACGTGCATATGCCCGTTACGAGCACCAAAGCCGCCCCGAATAGGGTAAACGTTTCCAACCATATCTGGGCCCGTTGCGGGAATGGGGATGTTCGTATCAATTTCGATTTTCATTTCGTTTCTCCCAAGGCTGCGCTGATTGCGTCATCTACAACAGATGCACAGCGGGTGATGATCCTGCGTGCCACCAATCCCATGCGTCCTTAATCTCCTTCACCGCCTCACGCAGCCGCGCATTGTCGGCTTGCAGGGCTTCGATGCGACCAGTGGCGTCGGCTTCTGCTAGCTTGAAGGCAATAACCCATCTTTCATTCGCGGCTCGCAGTTCTTCAATGGTATTGGCCTGTGCCTCGCAGTTGGGACAAAAGTTGGTGCGGATGTTAGGTATCATGCCTCACCCCTCGCAATCGCTGCCATCCGCTTTACGGTTGCATTGGCTCCGACAGTTTCCTGTTCAATAATGCGCTCCAGCCGTTCGTTCTTGGCTTCAAGCGCATCAGCTAGTCGGTTCTGACTATCTGACCAGTCGGCAGCGCGGCGTTTCCAGAAAGCTAGATTATTGCAATAATCACGCTTGCCCCAGAGATACCCAATCCCAAAGGTTAAAGCAGGTGCTGCATAAATAAGATTCTCAGTCATGATATACCTCCAATCAAGTTAGCTTATGCCGCAAGCGTTGCAGCAATCCCGTTTGCTTAGTTGGTTCCATTGGCAAGATAGGGCCAGGAACACGCTGCGTGCGCTGATAGCCTGAACGCCGGGTCCAGTTGTCAGACCCCTTTGTTTCAAACCTTATGCTCATTGTTCCGTTCCTCTTGTTTTACCGCGCATTCGGCATCGGTTGCGGATCAGTTTGCGGCGTGCTGAATTGGCGCGGTCTTGCGCTATCAATCCATCATGCTCGGCAATTTCTTCAGAAGTTGCGTGGTTGCGCCATTCTGCTGTCATAGCGCGGGGCATCCTTTTGCAAGATAATCAGCCCAAAGACGCTTAGACTCTTGTGAAACATATCCGAGCTTAATCACAAGTTCGGCCATGCGTTGACGCGCTTCGTGGCTTTTGGTTTCCCGCGCAGTCTCATCAATTAAGCGGGCGGTTTCTTCTACGGTCTGCATTGCAATCTCCTTATGCGCCCAATCTAAGCACAATTGCGCCTATGTCAAGCGCAACGGAGTATTTTTTACATTATATCGGAAATTGTTCGTTGCGACTTATCCGACCAGCGCACGCCATGTTTCGCGCCATAGGCGAACAGCAATTCAATCAGCGCGGTAAACTGTGACTTCGACAGCGTGCTGGATCGCTGACCCACTGGAAACATTCCAGCGCCTTCCAGTTCCGGCAGAAAGCGCATCTCCTGGCCTAAAGCGTGCAGGAAGCGCAATTTCATATCATCGGCTGAGAATGTGGCTGTCTCTGGAACCTGCGCCTGTATGTCCGCGATCAAGGGCCACATAAGGCGATTCTGTTCTTGTGTGCGGGTTTCTTCACCTATCGCCATGACATAGCCTTGTGGAGCCTGATAGATAAGGCTGGCGGCTCGATCCCGGTGCGCCTTCGATACCAGCTTGATCGTGCGCTTATCCATCACGCGCCCTTTCTAACTCACTCCGCTTCGGGCTGGCTTTCACAAATGCCCGTGCAAGTTCTTTCATGTCGATGCCGTGCTTTGTCTCGAAAGATTGCTCACCGATCCTATGCTGTTCGGAATGGCAATCGCGGCAAAGGCTGATCGTCCACTAATCGCCAGGCTTTAACCCCATCCCCCCGTTCGTTCCCGTTCTGACGTGCGCAACCTCGATATGATCATAGGTCTGACACACGCAGCAGGCATGGGAGCGAACGAACTTGCAATGCGCTGGCGATACGAACCGCTTGGGACGCTTTGCAGCTTGTGGGCGACGGGGCGGCAGCATCTTAAAGACCCAGTGCGTCTTTATAGGTTTCGAGAACGGCTTCCCATTCCTGGCGAACATGGGTTTCCATGCGGCGCAGCTTTACGATCTGGCGCATAACCTTCACGTCAAAGCCGCTTGATTTGGCTTCGGAATAAACATCTTTAATGTCTTCTGACACTCCGCGCTTTTCTTCCTCAAGACGCTCGATGCGCTCCAGAAGCAATCGGAGCATGTCTGCTGATACGTTCATTAGAAAATCTCCATTTCAAGATTGGGTGTTGCACTGACGAACGGAACTGAATCGTCCAGATCGTCGGCATAGCCTGCGGTGGTTGGTTGCTGTGGTTGGCTGTCACTGCCAGCACCTGATCGGCTTTGCGGATCGACAGTCTGTGCATTGATTTGCAGGTAGGTCTTGCCGTTATGCTCACGGGTGGACAATTCACCGATCACGGTGATCTTGGTTCCCTTTAAAACCATCTCTGCCAGCTTGGGGCTAGAGTTCCATTTAGTCACATCGAACCAGAGCGTTTCCTTCTTATCGCCCCAGCCCACTGATGCGCCCACGGAAAAGCTAACGAAACCTTTTCCGCTTTGCCCTTCCTTATAGACCGCATCCTTGCCGACATTGCCGACGATGGTTGTAATAACTGTCACGCTTCGTTCCTTTCTGCATTGCGCTTTTCCCGATTCTGTCGAGCGATAAGGCTGGTGCATTTCGGATTGGTCGCGCCAAGCCTTTGCCCCCTGCCATTGTAAAACTTCCTGCGTGGCGGATTGCCAGTCGCTGACGGATATTGCTGACGCTGAATGCGTCTTACCAAACTGCTCATTATGTCACCTTTCTATAAATGGCTTCTAGTTCTGCGACGGTTGCCGCAATCTCATCAAGGAACCCAATCGCAGCGCTTTCGATCTCCGCGATCAAGTCATTGTCCCGATCAACTCGCTGAATGTGCAATTGCATTTCAACCGGCATTCGCGGATCGAAGCTAACGAAGTCGCACCAATTTCTTCCAGTGCAGGCCATTTGCCACTGCATCTGCTTGATGTATTTGTCGGGGATTTCGCCGCCGCGCAGTGTGGTGATGTGCGTTGCAGTATTGGGGCATTTAATCTCGATCAGCCCATCATCGCCCACAAAGCCATCAGGAGACGCACCAGACCATGCCAGGCGGGGATGCAGAACGAATGGGGCTTCGATAACCTCAACGTCCTGCATGAAGCCGTAGGCGGCTCTAGCGGCTGCTTCTGTGTCTATGCCATGCTGCATCGCTGCGCTTGTGAATCCAGATTCCGCAACACCTGTCAGGCGCTCTGCAATAAGCTGGGCGGCATAGTTTGCCCTAGACGCGCCCCAGCCTTTCTGGGTGCGCGCCATCATATCGGCAATGCGTGAAGCGGTAAGATGGCCGCAGCGTTGTGCGAACCATTCGGTTGTGCGCTGCTCGATCATTCTTTTTCCCCCTTAGCTGCCAGTTTGGTTTGCAGGCTTTTCTCTGCATGGGCGAATTTGTTTGCAGGCAATTCCGGCAGCGATTCGATCTCGTAGTATTTGCAGAATGCCACGATGTTTGATCCGCTGGCTTCGATCAGCGTGCGCAGCGTATCGCATTGCGTCTGGTTGATCGGTTCGTCGTGCTTAACCTGTTTAACGGCAGCATTTCCATCATCATCTTCGTCAATTTCCAATGCTAACAATGAACAAATGGTGTATCTTCTGAAGTAAGTAATTGCGGAACCCGTTTGTTGAGCGTTTAGGTTATTGGGCAAATCAATGCCGCTTTCAATGCTCTCACCGCTTTCGCTATCTGTCAGGATAGTAAACACCTTGTTATCCTTAATTGGTTGCGTAACCACTATTTTAAGGCTGTTTAAGATAGGTTTAACCTCTGAGAGTATATTCGGTAGTGTGGCGTATGAACTTGCCTTGCCGTTTGACTTTTTAAAGAACTCGTTATGCCCGTCCTTCTTGATTACTTCAATTGAGTTCTGAAACTCTAATAATTTGGTTGTGATTTTTGCTGTCATGCTGTTGCTCTTTTAGGTTTTGTATCTTCACGTTTGTATTTATGTACTCGTTTCATTCGCCCTTCAACTATTGATAGTACTTGCTCAAAGTTGTTTTTGTATACTCTGTCAGTATCAACCAAATCCCCTACCACTCTGATAGAACTTAGTGCGCTTGTGTGGTTTATACCTGACGTTTCACGGACGTTTGACTTTAGCGAAAGGCTTGTATAGTTGTGAATGAACCACCTTGCCATGTGACGGGCGTATACTATTTCACGCTTTCTTCCTTTGGTTTTAATATCCTTTACCGTAACGCTGTTGATATTTGCGCAGGTGTCTAAGATGAATGTAACCTTGCCACTTTCTGTTAGTGCTAACTCTCGTTCTGCGAGGTCGGCTCTGTAAACTTCCATTGTTGCCCTCATGCTGTGTGGTTTCTGCATTTCGCCAGGTGATTGAATAATTGATTTTGGCGTATTTCACGCTCACGGGCTGGTTCAAGAAACTTTTTAGCCTCTTTGATTCTTAACAATAAGTCGTCA